TAACCTTGATAAGTTTTTAAAACTAGGTTATGTTCAGAAAGGTTTTGAGATTGAAAATAAAACAGTTGAAAAACCAAAAAAAGAAGATAAAAAAGAAAAACATATTAACAAAGATATAGAGGTAACAGAAAATGGCAACACATCACGGTAAAGAAGGTGTAATCATAGCAGGGTCAGATGTCATTGGTGAAGTAAGTGGCTTCTCATTAGATACTACAGCAGACGTTGTAGAAGATACATCATTAAGCGATACAGCAAAAACATACATAGCAGGTAGAACTGGATTTTCAGGTTCAGTAGATATGCACTATGACGAAACAGATGCTGCACAAGCAGCATTATTAGCAGGAACAACAATTAGTTTCACACTATTACCCGAAGGTAATACTACAGGTGATGAATCATTTGTAGGGTCAGGTATTGTCACATCAATGGCAGTAGCAGTAGCATTAGATGGTGTAGTAACAAGAACTGTAGCTTTTCAAGGCTCAGGTGCATTAACAATAGGTACTGTTTCTTAATAATATATGACAACTGAAAAAATCGACTTCTTTGAAGGAGTCAAAGGTCACTTTGATGCTCTAGAAACTAAGATTATTGAAGTAGAAGAATGGGGTTTAATTGGTGATAAAGCAATTTACACTAAGCCTTTTAATATGCTTGAAAAGTCTAAGATATTTAAAGGTAGTGAAAGTGGAGATTTAAATGTTCTTATTGATGTCATTATAGAAAAAGCATTAACTAAAGATGGCGATAAAATGTTCACTATGGAACATAAATTAAAATTTAAAGTTAAAGCTGATACAGATGTATTGGCAAGGGTAGCTTCTCAAATAATGAACACAGACGATACTTCCTCTTTAAAAAAAAAATAAAAGAAACACCTGAAATCTATAATGTTTTAGCAATCGCTGAAAAGTTGCATAAGACAGTTGCTGAAGTCTTGCAAATGTCTTGCTATGAGTTTATGTTGTGGTTATCTTACTATGAATTAAAACATGAAGATAATGATAGACAACAAAGAATAGCGAAATTGAAACAATGACAACTAAAAAACTTGCAATAGATATTATAGCTAAAGATAAGAGTCAACAGGCTCTTAATCAAGTACAAGGTAATCTTAATAAAACTAAATCATCAGTATTAAATCTAAAAAATGCTCTTATTGGATTAGGTGCAGGATTAGCTATTAAGTCTATTGTTAATATTGGTTCAGAAGTAGAAAATTTAGGTGTAAGATTTAAATTCTTATTTGGTAGTGCAGACCAAGGTGCATTAGCCTTTGCTAATCTTACAAAATTTGCAAGTAAAGTTCCATTTTCATTAGAAGCAATTACAAAAGCATCAGGTTCACTAGCAGTTGTTGCAAAAGATGCAGGTGATTTAAATAGAGTATTAGAAATTACAGGTAATGTTGCAGCAGTATCAGGATTAGATTTTGAAACTGCTGCTATGCAAATTCAAAGAGCATTTAGTGGTGGTATAAGTGCTGCTGACTTATTTAGAGAAAGAGGTGTAAATGCTTTATTAGGATTTAAAGCAGGTGCTACAGTTTCAGTAGAAGAAACAATAGCAAAATTTGAAGAAGTGTTTTCAAATGGTGGGAGATTTGCAGGAGCAACAGATGCACTAGCACAAACATTTCAAGGAACTCTATCAATGCTTGGTGATAAAGTTTTCAATTTTCAAAAAACTATTGCAGAAGCAGGTTTCTTTCCTGAAATAAAAAAGCAATTCGGTGATTTAAATAATACATTAGAAGAAAATTCAGCAGTAATAGACCAACTTGCTAAAAAGATTGGAATAGGATTAGCAAGAGCAGTAAAAATGGTTGCTGATGGTTTTAAAACATTAGCAGATAATGCAGATTTAATATTTGGAATATTTGCAGGGATTATAGCTTTAAAAGTTGCTACTGCATTTGTAGGTATTGCAACAGCAATTACAACTATGAAATTTGCAATGATAGGATTTAATAAGGCAACTAAAGCCAATATTATCTTTGGTGGTATAGCTATTTTTATTGGCACTATGTCTTTATTAATTACGAAAATGAAAGAATTTAAAGCAGCACTAACAGATGGAAGTATAGTAAGTACAGTAACAGATTTTAAATCAGCAGCTTTAGCTATTGCGCAAATAAATGCAGAAATTGATGCTCTCCCTAAAAAAGACAAAAAATTAACAAATGCAGGTGGTGATAGTAAAAAATATACAATACTTAAAAAACAATTAGAAGCAATAGAAGAATTAAATTTAAAGTTTGAATCAAACAGAATAAGTAAATCAGGAAATGCAGGTAATCGAATAATTGAATTATCTAAAGCTGAATATGGTAAAAAAATACTTGCAATACAAGATTCTTTCTTAGATGAAAGACAATTAGTTCTTAAAAAGAATGAAGAAGATTTAGCTATAATTGATAAATTTTTAGAAGAAGAATTAAATATAACTAGAGCACAAAAAAATCATTTAGAAGATGTAAAGAAAGAAATTTATGAAAGAGGTGTAGCAGATATTGCACTAATTGCTGAAAAAGAAGTAGAAGCATTACAGGCAGTAGAAGATGAAAAAACTAGAATATTAAATGAAGCAAATGAAAAAAGAATAGAAGATATAAGAAAAGAAGGCTCTGTATTAGAAAACTTAAAAGAAAATTATGCTGCATTTTTTAAAGATTTTAATGAAGGTAAATTAGTAGCTGATGCATTAACAGATACATTTGCAGAATTAACAAAAGGTATAGGAGATGCGATTGCACAATCAATAGTATTTGGAAAATCTTTTAAACAAACTTTTGGTGATGTAGCAAGACAAGCACTAGCAAGTTTAATATCAGCTTTAGTTCAAATTGGTGTTCAATTATTAGTTAATAAAGTAATACAAGAATTTGGAATAAAAACTTCAGAAGAATCTACAAAAACAGCTTTAAAAGCAATTAAAAAAGAAGCAGAGCCTACAGCCTTTTTAGTTTCACTAGCAACAGCAGGAAGTAATGCTATTGGTGCAATAGCAGGAACCATAGCAACTTGGGGTATTACTAAAGCATTATCAGGAAGAAGAACAGGTGGACAAGTTACAGGTGGTACTCCTTACATGGTGGGTGAACAAGGTCAAGAAATGTTTGTACCCAATCAATCAGGAACAATAGTACCTAATGATAAATTAGGTGGTGGTCAAACTATTAATGTAATTATTAATGCCAATGATACCCAAGGATTTGATGAGTTATTAATTAAACGCAGAGCAACAATAGTTAATGTAATTAATGATGCTTTAAATAGTCAAGGAAAGGAAGCCTTAGTATGAGTGGAACTTTACCAACCTCACCTGAATTTAAATCAATAGGTTTTACAAGTGAGCAGAAAACTATTACCTCAACAACTGATAGTGGTAAAATGTTTAGCACACAAATTGATGGTCAAAGATTTTCTTTTACAGCTTCTTATCCAACAATGACAAGAGCAACATTCTCTCCTGTATTAGCTTTTATTATGAAACAAAGAAGTCAACAGAATACATTTCAAGTATCTTTACCTGACATTAAAGATGCTAAAGGTACTATTTCAGGAACAGTATTAGTAGTTGCGGCACATTCAGCAGGTGATACTACAATAGCTGTTGATGCTATGACCGGAAGTTTATTGGCAGGAGATTTTGTTAAATTCAATAGTCATTCTAAGGTTTATATGGTTGTTGCTGATGTAACTGCAAGTGTGGGTGCTGCTACTTTAACTATAGAGCCACCTTTAAGAGAAGCATTATTAGATAATGAAGTTGTTACTTATGATGGAGTTGAATTTACAGTTAGATTATCAAATGATGTTCAGCAATTTAAAACAAGTGTAATAGACCAATACACATTCGAATTAGATTTTATTGAGGCTCTATAATGGCAAGAGGATTATCGAGTGACCTCAAAACAGAATTTGCTAATCAATCTATTAAGCCAATTATACTATTAACAATAGGATTTGCGACTGTTGTTAGATTAACTAATCATTATAAAGATATAGTAAGTGATGGAAATACATTTACCTCTAGTGGTCATTTATTAAATATATCAAGTAAGTCAGAAAGTTCAGAAATTAATGTAGCTAACTTTCAAATATCATTATCAGCTGTTGATAATACTTATGTTGCAGCAGTATTAAATAATAATGTTTCTAATGATGAAGTTACGATTGATGTAGGTTTATTAAATGGCTCAGATGCTTTAATAGATACATTTAACTTTGATAGAGGATATATAGAAAGTTTTACTATTAACACACAAAGAGCAACTATGAGTCTTTCTTGTACTTCTCATTTTTCAGACTTTAGTCGTATTGGTGGCAGACAAACAAATACAGGTAGTCAACAAAAATTCTTTAGTACAGATGTTGGTATGGAATTTGCAGCATTAACTGTAACTGACATATTATGGGGCAGGAAATGATTGATGAAGTTGTTCCTTATTATAAATCATTTAATAAATATAAAGATACTAACGATATAGATATCATTCATCATTTACTCCCATGTTATGAGAATAACCAATATCAAATACTAAAAGATAAAGATAAAATTATAGGTTTTATTAATTGGGCATATCTTAATAATAATGTACAAAATCAATTCATGGAAACAGCTATCATTAACAGATTTGAATGGAATTGCGGTAAAAATATATGGATAATTAATTATCTTAGTTTTGAAACAAGGTTATTTTCTAAATGGTTAAAAGAACAAGCTATAAAGCATTTTGGTTTAAATCAAAAATTGCATTGGTTAAGAGTTAAAGATAAAACTACTATAGAAAAATCTTTTATAACAAAGGAGCATTGGCATGGGTGATATAGTAAGTTCCATTACTAAAGTATTTACTAAGTTTATATCTTGGTTTATTCCTGTTCCTGAAATACCTGATGTTGGTAATTCTGCAGCTAATCAAGCAGCACAAGGTGTATTACTTAACAAGCAATCCAATAACTCAAATATACCTGTTATCTATGGAACACGATTAGTTGGTGGTACAAGAGTTTTTTTAGAAACTTCAGGGGGTGATAATCAATATCTTTATGGAGTTTTAGTATTAGCTGAAGGTGAAATCAATGGCATTACAAGTATTTTATTTGATGATGATACAGTTACATTTAGTGGCTCTATTGCTGATGGCTCAACTATAACTTCTAATGACTCTAGATTTGGAACAAATATACAAGTACAACCTTTTTTTGGAACTGACGGACAATCAGCAGCATCATTATTAACAGGTCTGAGTAGTTGGGGAAATTTAGCAAAATTATCAGGTATCGCATACATAGCCTTTAAATTACAATGGAATCAAGACAAATTCGGTGGCATACCTAGAATACAAGCAGTAGTTGAAGGTAAAAAAGTAGTAGCATATAATTCAAGTTCAGTTGCACAAACAGCAGCATTTTCATCAAACCCTGCATGGTGTTTATTAGATTACTTAACTAATGAAAGATATGGAAAAGGAATTGCAATAGCAGATATTGACATTCCAAGTTTTTATACTGCCAGTACAGTTGCGACAACCCAAGTCACACCCTATTCAGGTGCTAGTCAAATTAACTTATTTGATTGTAATGCAGTTTTAGATACATCAAAAAAAATTCTTGATAATGTTAAAGTCCTAGTCAAAGGCATGAGGGGTTTCTTACCTTATACACAAGGTAAATATAAATTGATTATTGAAACAACCGGAAGTGCAGCAATAACATTAACTACCGATACCATTATAGGTGGTTTAAAAGTTCAATCACAAAGAAAGAATGAAAATTTTAATAGAGTTTCAGCATCATTTATTAATCCATTAAAGAATTATCAAGCAGACACTATTGTTTATCCTGAAAGTGATAGCGACCATCAAGCATTAAAAACTGCTGATGGTGGTTTCTTACAAGAAGGCACAATAGACTTACCATCTATCACAAGTCCTTATCAAGCATTAGAGTTTGCAGAGATAGTTTTAAATAGGTCAAGAAATAATTTAGCAGTTGATTTAACAGCTAATTATGAAGCATTAGATTTAGCGATAGGTGATATTGTTAATCTAACCCACCCTATTACAGGATTTAGTGCAAAACCATTTAGAGTTAATGGGATATCTTTAAATTCAAACTTTACAGTTGGATTATCATTAACAGAGCATCAAGATAGTTGGTATACCTTTGATGAAAAAACAGAAGTAGCAGTTATTCCTGATACTACTTTTCCTAATCCTTTTTCTGTATCTGCTCCTGCAAGTCTTACATTAACAGATACTTTAGTAGAATATAATGATGGAACTGTCATTGTTGCTTTAGATATTACTATAGGTGCAAGTACAGATAAATTTGTTGATTATTATCAAGTTGAATACAAGTTAAGCACAGACTCTGATTATATTGTCTATGCACAAGGCTCAGGATTATCGCATAGAGTTCTTAATGTTATTGACCAAAGAATATATGATGTAAGAGTTAAGGCAGTTAATACACTAAGTGTTTCATCGCCTTATGTAACAGAACAAAGAACAATCGTAGGTGCTATTGAGCCACCCTCTGATGTTGAAGATTTTTCATGTAATATTGTAGGTCAAGAAGCACATTTAAGTTGGACACAAATACCTGATTTAGATTTAGCATATTATAATTTAAGATTTAGTGAAGAAATTGATGGAACTGCTGATTGGCAAAATTCAGTATCTTTAGTTGAAAAAGTATCAAGACCTGCAACATCTATAACTGTTCCTGCTAGGCAAGGAACATATCTTTTGAAAGCAGTTGACAAATTAGGCAACTTTAGTTCTAACGCAACAGCAATTATTTCTAATGTCACAAGTGTTACAGCATTTAATAATATTACAACACAAGCAGAACACCCATTATTTGCAGGAACATTAACCAATACTGTAATTGCAGATAGTACATTAAGACTAGACTCATCAGAATTATTTGATAGTGGTAGTGGTGATTTTGATACTGAAACAACTAGATTTTTTGATTCAGGAGTTGCAAATGCTGACTTTTATGCAATAGGTAATTATCTGTTTGCAGATGTTATAGATATAGGTGCAAAGCATACAGTAAGACTAACAGCAACATTAAAACAAACCTCTGATAATCCTGATGATTTATTTGATAATAGAACAGGACTATTTGATGTAGGTTCTTCTAACTTTGATGGAGATACTCCTGCTAACGCAAATTCACATTTAGAGATTTCAACTTCAGATGATAATTCTACTTTTACAGCTTTCCAAAACTTTGTGATAGGTGATTATACAGCTAGATATTTTAAATTCAGAGTTGTATTGATTTCAAGAGATTTAGCATCTACTCCTGTTGTTGAGGAAGTATCTATTAAGATAGATATGCAAGATAGATTATTTAGTGGTAATGATATTACCTCAGGTGCAGCAACTAAAACTGTGACATTTACTGACCCATTCAAAACTACTAATTATGCTATTGGTATAACAGCACAAGGAATGGCAACAGGCGACTATTTTTTACTTGAAACTAAAACTATAAATGGGTTTAATGTAACCTTTAAAAATTCAAGTGACACAGCAATATCAAAAACATTTGATTATATTGCAAAAGGGTATTAAAAGGGGTATAAGAATTTATGAGCCAACACGATTATAATATAGCAAACCAATCATTTCCAAGTTTCAGAACAGACTTAAACAACGCATTAAGTGCAATAAATTCATCTAATTCAGGTGCTTCAAGACCTAGTGGTGCAGTAGCAGGAACAATTTGGGTAGATACTTCAGGTGGTGTAACTGCTTATTTATTAAAATTCTTTGATGGTACTGATGATATTACTATGGGTACAATTAACACAACTGCCAATACAGTTGATTGGTCAGACAGTTCAGTAACATTTGATATAGTTAATGATACTTCACCTCAACTTGGTGGTGATTTAGATGTTAATGGTAATGATTTTGTATCTACTTCTAATGGTGATATTGAATTTACACCTAATGGAACAGGTAATATTATTTTTAATGATGCAGCTTATTTTCCTGAAGTAGCATTAACAGATGCAGCAACTATAGCTTGGGATTCACAAGCAGCACCTGTAGCAAAAGTTACTTTAGCTGATAATAGAACAATTGGTGCGCCTACTAATGGACAAACAGGACAGTTTGTATCTTTATTAGTTATCCAAGATGGCACAGGTTCAAGAGTTTTATCATGGAACGCAGTATATGAATTTACAGCAGATACAGCACCAACATTAACAACAACAGCAAGTCTCGGTGATTTATTTGTCTTTAGATATAATGGTGCTAAGTGGTTAGAAGTAGGCAGGAATTTAAACCTGACCTTAGCATAGGAGTATAGAATGTTTGCAATAGTACAAGACGGAACGATAATAAGTTTTCCAAAAGGAAACAAAGGTATAACTTTTAATGATATTCAATATCCTAAAGCTATTTATAGTTTATGGACTGAAGCACAAAGAAATGCCATAGGTGTTTATGAAGTCATTATAGATAATACAAATTTTAAAGACCAAACATTTTATATTAATACTTCTTCAACTTATACATTTGATAGTAGTACAGATACAGTCACAGCAACTCTTGGAACAGCAACAGCTAAAGAAATAGAAGATTCTTTATGGACTCAACAAGATAGTGATGACGCAATAATGCCAAGTGATAAATCTGTAGGTGATGTAAAAACAACAGGATTAAAAACTAATTATAAAAATCAATTTAACGCACAAGCATCAGGACTACTACAGGCTACTGATTGGTATGTTATCAAAGCAGCAGATGTATCAGATTATGATGTACCTAGTAATATTGCAACTTACAGAGCAGCAGTTAGAACTAAAGTCAATGCTATGGAAACAGCTATAGATGGTTGTGCAAATGTTGCAGCTTTGATTACTTTATTAGAATACACAACAGATAGTGATGGAGTTACATCAAGACCTCTAGGCGAGTTCCCTAACGAGGTAATATAATGGTCGGTATCTTAGGTGCTAATTCAGTTAGTGGTGGATATGAAATAGATAACTCTCTTAGATTTAATGATGGAGATAGTTCACAATTAAATTCAACCAATGTAGGCACAGTAACACTTGGTACAAAATTTACCTATAGTGTATGGTTAAAAAAAACTGCTATTGTAACTGCTAATCAAAATATTCTTTCGGCTGATAGTGGTGGTAATATAGCACAAATATATTTTAGAAGTGGTAGTAATGATGCAATTAAATTTTTAGAAACTCCTGATACTTTTTCTAGCTTTGATACAAATCTTACAACTGATGCTCTTTTTCGTGACCCTAGTGCTTGGTATCACATTGTGGTAGCTTATGATAGTACAGATGGTACAGCAGCAAATAGGGTAAAAATATATTCTAATGGAGTTTTACAAACTTTAACAGGAACAACAGCTAATGAAAATTATACAACACCTTTTAATGAAGCAAGTTATAATTTAGATATAGGACATTCAAAAGGTGGAGAATTTTTTGATGGGTATATGTCTGACGCAAATTTTATAGATGGACAAACTTTAGCACCAACAGATTTTGGTGAGTTTAATGACAATGGTGTATGGATACCTAAAGCCTACACAGGAACTTATGGCACAAACGGATTTTATTTAGAATTTAAACAAACAGGCACAGGAACAGATGCAAGTGGTATGGGTGCTGATACATCAGGTAATGACCATCATTGGGCAGTAACTAATCTTGCAGCAACAGATGTAACTACAGATACACCTACTAATAATTTTGCTACAATGAATCCTTTATATTTAAGAACAAGTGGTGCGCCAGTTTTTTCAGAAGGTAATACATTTTCAGACCAATCAGCAGCTAACACATTACAGTTTTCAACGATTCTAGTAACACAAGGTAAATGGTATATGGAAGTTAAAGTTGTTGCTGTGGGTGGTGCTGCAGCTGTTGGAATAAGTGACCCATCAATTTATGATAATGGTAATCCTGATACAAAAATAATTTCCTATAGAAGTAATGGACAAAAGAAAAATTTAGGTACTGATAGTTCTTATGGTAATACCTTTACAACAGGTGATATTATTGGAATCGCTTTTAATGCTGATGATGGAGAGATATTTTTTTATAAAAATGGTACAGCAGAAAATTCAGGAACAGCAGCTTTTACAGGTATAGATACGTCAGGTGGTTATGTAATAGGTTCTATTGGTTATAATGGCGAAGCATCAAATAACTATGGTAATCCTTCTTATACAATATCAAGTGGTAACGCAGATGCTAATGGTTATGGCAACTTTGAGTATGCTGTACCATCAGGATTTTATTCTTTATGTACTAAAAATTTAGCGGAGTTTGGATAATGGCATATACAACAATAGACGACCCATCAGCATATTTTCATACACAACTTTATACAGGTAATGCAACTGCAAGAAGTATAACTAATGATGCTAATGCAGGTGATTTTCAACCTGATTGGCTATGGATTAAAGTTAGAAATAATGCAAATAATCACAGACTATTTGATAGTAGTCGTGGTGCAAACCTAGATTTAGTTTCTAATCTTAGTCAAGCAGATTCAGATTCTGCTGATAGATGTACAGATTTTGATTCTAATGGTTTTAGTCTTGGTGTTAATGCAGAGGTTAATAGTAATACTCATAATATTGTAGCATGGCAATGGAAGGCGAATGGTGGAACTACAGCATCTAATACAGATGGTTCTATAACATCAACTGTGCAAGTAGATGATGATGCAGGATTCAGTATAGTTCTATATACAGGTAATGAAACAGATAATGCAACCATAGGTCATGGTTTAAGTGCAGCACCTGATGTAGTTATTGTAAAAAATAGAGATACAGCTAGAACTTGGCTTGTTGGTCATTCAGCATATGTTAATGGTGGTAGTTCTGAAAATATGAGACTTAATTCAACAATGGCAGTAGCATCAGCAGATAATAAAGCAGGTAGTGGTTGGAGTAGAACTGCTTTTGGAGATTCTGTATTTACAGTTGGTAATGGTGTTGATGGTGATTATACAAGTTCAACTAATAATGGAAGTGATGCCCATGTAGCTTATTGTTTTAGAAGTATTCAAGGTTACTCAAAGTTTGGCTCTTATACAGGTAATGGCAATGTTGATGGTACATTTGTGTATACAGGATTTAAACCTGCTTGGGTGATGTGTAAATCTACAGCTTCAACCTCTGATTGGTATATATATGATAATAAACGAGAAGGTTACAACGTAGATAATGACCATCTATTAGCTAACTCTACTGCAGTAGAATCAACAGCAAATGAAATAGATATGCTGAGTAATGGTTTTAAATTACGTATAGCTACCGACCCTAATGTTGCAGAAGCATACATTTACATGGCTTTTGCAGATTCACCATTTGTTAGTAGTACAGGAGTACCAACAACGGCAAGGTAGATTATGAAATTATTATTAGTTATATTATTTGTATTTGGAGCAACAGCTACTTTTGTAGATGCTAATGCAGCAGATTCAAATACAGTAAGTTCAACAGTAGTAACTAACGGAACTCCACCTACAGCTAATAGTCCAAGTGTAGTGGTCAATAATTCAGATGTATGTACAAGTGGATATTCAGGAAGTGTGCAAACACAAGTCTTAGGTATTAGTTCAGGTGTAACAATCAAAGACGCTAATTGTGAAATGATTAAATTATCAAGACAGCTTTATGCTATGGGAATGAAAGTTGCAGCAGTCAGTTTATTATCAAGTGACTATCGTGTTTTTGACAGTATGTGGGCTAGTGGCACATTCCCACCTATTAATTCTGCAA